TTGTATAACTATCACCAAACTCAGATAAATCTTTTACAAATGTTGTATCTCCATCACCGGCTAAATATGCATATGTAGGATTTATTACATCATTATAGTAAGGAACATTCATATAGTATTTATCTCCTTCTTCTTTTAAGCCAAGGAGTTGGTTAATTTTATCTAATGCTTCTTGGGGTGTTTTAAAACCTCTTAATTTGACTAATTCAGTAAAACGACCCTGCTCATCTCTTCCCCATAATATTTGCCTACCACCAGGAACGACTTTAATCTCATTTAAAATATCTGTCAGTTTCATAATTCAATAATCTTAAAAATCTTTGTATTTAATTGTTTAATCTCATTATGCTGAGTTAATAAAATACAATTCCTATAATGTTGCCAATTTATAGCAAAATTTGTATCAACTACACCGTAGTTTAACTTTTTAATAAGCTCGTTTAAAGCATTAATAGTATATAATGTGTTTGATTCTTTTTTTCTATGTACTAAAATAGTACTATCAGGAATATCATTTACATTCCCTTGATCTACATTGTATGTAACTACATATTCATTATTACTTTTAATATGTAATATAAACATTTTATTATACATGATAATATACCGTTTTGATAGTTCTCCTACCAATGCCTCTAAGTCTTCTAAAGAAGTAAAAGTACAAAACAGTCTGTTGTTCATTAATAAACTATCAAATGTAGAATCATAATCGTATCTATTATACGTATGGTAAGGTTGTTCAAGAGTGGGGTGCATAACTTATTTTATATTGTTATAATTTGTACCTTTTTTGGTTTTTACTTGTAATTTATATTTATTAAATACTCCTAATATTTTAAGTATTACTTCTGGTTCATTTTCATCATAATCAAATAGGAATGAATCATAAACATATAATACAAGTTTAGTATTTTTTCCTCGTAATATTTTAAAAATATCCCACATTATAAGAACATTATTTGCAGTTTCCAAGTTTTGTAGCATATAATTTAAAAGCTTCTGTGGGTTCATATCTTCTAATTTACTTTTTTCAAAACAATAACTGGAAATCGGCACGATAACTGAGCCGTAGTTATTGTAATTTTCCCAGTTATTGTCTACATATACTTGTACTTTTTTAAAAAACTCTAATTCTTTATATTCTTTCCAGATTCCACCGTAAAGTTGTTTAAACGTGATTTCTTTTGCTTTTGCATAATCCACCCCATACATTTTAGAAAAAGATAAGTGAATATCATCACCACCAAAGTCGTAATCGCAAAGATTAGCCAAAAGGGTAGGGTGATAAGCAGATATATCAAACTCAATAAAACTTTGATTACGGGGTATAAAACATTCTCTTTCTCCATTATCCTTATTTAAAGTTGAAAAATTTATACCTCCAAATGTATTTGAAGGTCTTGTTGTTAATGTATTTAAATTATATTGTGTGTATATAAACTCGTCTACTTCTTTATCGAAATGCTGCTCAAATTTAAGTTGGTCTATTTTTATACCCGCTCGTTCTAATTGATTAAACACCAATGCTGCTTTGTTGTAAAACGGATTTATTTTTGTATTATCAAAGTTTGCAAAATTTTGTTCACATACTTCATAATGTTTTACAATTGGTACTATTGTGTTTAAATTTTTAACATTTGGGTATCTATTATAAATATAATTATGAGCTGTTGTTAATTGAGGTATATACGTATGTGAGGAGGGTGATGGTTGGATACAATGCTTAAAGGCAAAATAATGTAAAAATTCCTTTCTATCTCTTACATATATTTTTTCTATACTATTTAAAACTTTTAAACAATCTTCTATTGTTAAATTTATTGTTTCACTATGGTTTATTGGTATAATATATCCTTTTGTATCATCTTTTAGTCGAATATATAAAGCACATATATCATTTTCAACAGGATGTAAATTATGTGAGGTAGGAATTATTTCAACATATGCTACTTGGTAGTGAACATTACAAATTGTTTCTATATGTTTAGGATCTTCTATTAACCAGTACATATTAGAAAAATATGAAAAAAATTTTAACTTGCCAAATAATATTTTGAATATTGGTCTTTAAAATATTGAAGAAATCCATACCATTTTTGTTGGGTTTCAATTAAATTAATTAAACCTTTATTTGTTTTAGCTACTTCTATTTTATCACCTGTTATATACCATAATGTTGAAATAGGTGTATAAAGATCCCAAGCTATATTTTTAGATTTAGATGATAAAAGATCAAATGTTTTTTTATCAATTTCTAAATATTTAGGTTCATTATTTTTTTTACAAAAATATCTTGTAAATACTCCTAATTCATAATCTTTTTGAGTTGGGGTAGTTAGGTTATATACTGGGATGAGTCGGTTATTAGGGGTTTTATTTCCTAGTAATGTATTATATTGTTGGGCTTGGTTTGTTAAATCTAGCTCTATTAAGCTAGGGTTAGGGTCTATAAGATTTTTAGATGATAAGGCAAGATTATTTGGGTAATTTGGATTAATAGCATATAAAAATTGGCGGGTGCCATCTGTTGGGTTTTTACCAGTATATGTTCTTCCATTAGAAAGTTTATAGTAGTAACCTATATACGATTCTTGAAAATAAGAATTTGGAGGGGCCAAAGAATATTCCCCACCAGAAGTATATAAATTAGTTTTTATTTGGGATTTAGGGTAATATGGCATATTAATAAATATTACTTAATATTAAGCATATTATAATCCTTTAGCTTTAGCACTTAAGTATAAACTTTTCCCTAGTGCTTCTGCTGCTGCAGTTTTTGAAGCTACCCAATTATAAGAATATCCATGTCCAAAATAATCAGCATCATTAGGATTTGTAGGTACCATTTTTCTTCCGCTACTTCCTGATTGTTTTCGGTCAATCATAACTTGTATAAGGTGATCTATGCATTTCTGCCATGTTGCATAAGTTGCAAAAGATCTACACTTGTTTCCACTATCTTTTAAAGTGGTAGTACCTGTTACATAATTAAGATCAGTTGAAAGGAAACCACCTCCATCAGTTTGAAGACCAATATAATTATTATTTACTCCACTTCCTCCATGGCCACTTTCAACTGCATAAATAGCAAAGGTTGCTCTTCTTACAGCAATATCAGTTGTTGCTGATTTAAGATAATTTACAACTTCTGTGTCTGTAACAGTTGTTCTTTGATAAGATTTATAAGGAAGAGAAGCCCATTTCCCTTTAGCTAAATTTCCACAAGCTCCAGTTCCACCACCACCGCCACTACCACCACTAGTAGGAGTAAGAACTGAGGTTTCACCATTAGCATTAGGAGACACAGCTGCTGCTTTTCCTATAATGTCAGTTACACACCAAAATAAACTAGCAGTTCCTGTTCCAGGATATGTTATTATTTGGGCCATTATTCTTCGTTTTGTGCTATTACAATGGTTTCTATATTAGTATCCCAGTTCCCTTCTTTAATTGAATGGTTAACTCCTTTTATAATAAATTTTAAAGAATCAGGGTAATCGCTAGGTAAAAATCTAGTATCAACATTTACAGCATTATATATTTTTATTCCAGAAATTCCTTCCATAGTAACACCAAGACTAATAGGTATAAATCCTGTTGTAGGAGAAGCATATTTTTTATTATAATTAGTTTGAATTTCTGAATGGCAATATTTATAAAATTCTGTAACAATAGCTATATTTTGGTCTATAATATCATCACTTAAACCTAAAGCTGTGTTTTGTACATTTCCAAATGGGTCCCAATCTTCTACATCAAGCAATGTATATCCGAACGCGGAATATGACCCAAACCAAAATTTATCAGTATACATTTGGTTAGGTTCCGATACTAAACTTCCAGAAGTTCTAGATAATTTATCTCCAGGTACTAATTTTTCTTTAAATCTATCTATTAATCCTTTATTCCATTTTGAAAACATAGTGTTTTCTGTTCCTTTAACATAACCACCTGCTGTAGATCCAACAGTTGCCATAGTAGCAAATTCATTAGTAATTTCAGTTTTTAATTCAAAACTATGAACAAAATTAGATTTTAAACCATTATAACCATAAAGTTCTAATTCATAATCATTTTTTTTAATTTTTGGATTGTAACTAGAATCTATAATTCTTAAAATATTTTCTTCTTCATCAAAAATTACTTCTAAATTATTTACTCCACCTAAAGCTTTATTTAATTCTACGCAAATATCTTGAATAAAATCAAATATAGCTAAATTACCATTATCATCTATATTACTTTGTATACTTTTATTTATTTGATTATGACTTACATATATGTTCATAGGATAAGCCCAACCTTTATCAGATCGTTTCCATAAGTTTAAAGTAGGAAAATAATCTTTTTTACTTACTAATTCACTTCCTCTTACAACACATACTCTAGGATCTAAAGAAACTTGATAAGGAAAAATATACATATAATTACTCCATATTCCATAATCAATAGTAAAAATAGGAGTTAAAGTATTTTCAATTTTTGGTATAACATTATCATTTACATATTTTAATAAATGTCCAAAACGCATATAAAAACCATCGTCGTTTATTTCATCAATATCGTCTTCACCGTTATTATAATTTAAATAAATAACATCTGTTTTTTTCTGCCCTGGGATTGGGATGGGGTCTGGGGTAGATTTTACTCGGGCTCTATAATCTACAGTTGAATAAAATACATTACTTTCTTCTAATGTTTCTAAAACATATGCGTTAAGAGTATTTGGATTATCTAATTCATTTCTTGTTTTTACTTCTGGGTATCCTGAATAAGCTCCGTTATTTATAGTTTTAACCCAGTCGATAGCTTCTCTTTTGGTGTCAAAAAATTCAGAAGTTTCATAAAACGGTTCACTTAATGAAATTGATCCATCTGTTGGAGCGGGAACAAACCATCCTGCTAAATTTATACGGCTTCCATTTATGGTACAATATACATCACAGGCTTCTACATTATATAATTCACTTCTTGCTATTCCTCCATCTGGGTTATTTTCTTTATCAAGAAGAAGTTTTTGTATAAATAAATAAGCTGATATTGTATTATTTACTGGGGTCGGTAAGATATATTCATCTTCTTGTTTATCATTATATAATGCATAAGCTACATTAACAAATTGGAATAAAGGGTATGAAGGAGTAATATTAGCTTTTAATGATTCTACTACATCTCCTAAACTAATAAGACTTAATTGAATATCATATGAACCATCTTGAGCAAAAGTCCAAGTAAAATTAGTTACTTTACATAAAAGACCATCATAATTTCCATTTTTAGCAGCTCTATAACCATTTATTTTATTTAAAAAAGATAAATGAGATGCATTATTGTTAGCTGAGTCAAAAAATTCATTTTCAATTATAGTAGTGTAATCTTGAACTAATTCTCCATCATTGTTTAAGTATGGAGACCAACCCCATTCTAAAAGCATGGTATAACCTATTCTTAAATATAATAAGTTAATAATTTGAAACTGTTCAGGGCTATAACATTTAAGATTTACTGTTGCTTTTTTAATAGAACCTCTATTTAAACATTTAACCTCCATACTTATTATACCAGGCATAGGAACTAATCCAAATTCTCCAGTTGCACTATTATTATCTAAATTAGCATTAACATTATATGCTCCTTTAAAATAATCCCATATGTTATTAGCATTATTATATGTTCCTCTTTGTTTTAAGATATTTGTTTTTGAATTAATATCAGATTCAAGTCTTGAAGTTCCACCAAATAAAATATAATTTTTAGCTAATTCAGTCCAAGCATAACCATCATTAATATTTTTATCTTTTCCTTTTTCTCCTATTCTTTCGGGTTTAATACTAATTCCAGAAGCAAGTTTTACCCATGCTGTTTTAGAATTTAAATAAGAATAATAATCTGGGGTTCTAGGATTTCCGTTTGTTCCTGAACCATGAGCTTTTTGTCTTTGGGTTATTTGGTTAGCGACATAGTTGTGAAAAGGTTCGCCAATTATATTAGCCATAACTGTTTAAATTTAAATTGTTTTATTTAATAATTCATATGTTCCTATTATAGATGCTATACGTGAAGGAGATGGTATTCTAATTTGATTTCCTGGGTTAGGGTAAATAGTATCTAAAGAGGTTAAATTAGGGTTAGCTTTAGATATAATCCACCATAATGAAGAATCATTATAATATGATTGAGCTAATAAATCATACCTATCTCCTTTAGTAGTATATACATAAATATCTGAAGACCCACGAGGAATTTCAGGGTATTTAGTAACTACATATCTTCTTTTTGGGTCTTCAGTAGTTGTAATAACAGGTATAATTGAATATCTTTTCATAAATTAAATTGATCCTGAGTTAGATGTATTGGTATTAGCTGATTGTTTAATATAGTTATGTTTTGCATTAAACCATGATTCAGGCCTCCAATTATGGATAGGGGTAAATTTAATGCCTGATACTTTTATATAATGAGGGACTTGGTTTCTTGGGGTTATTTCCCAAGGGGAATCTTCCATAACCTCATATGTTAAACTAGTCATTATTCCATATTGGCCTACTACATAGTTTCCTATAGTTAGCCTATGTAAATTACCAGCCATATAACCCGCAGAAGTATATGTTGGAGCTAATGAAGCAGCTAATTCATTTAATTTACTATACATTGCATTTAACTCAAATTCATTTTCAGCAACTACTGTAAAACCAAGGTTAATATCTCTTGAAAATGCATTGTATTTCCAAAATTTTTCAGCTCTACCCATATAAATTTGAGATGACCAATCTGCACCATATGAATCTGATAAAGTATCTATATATGCTTTAAATGATATGTTAGAGCCAGTTGTAGGGAATCTAGGGTTAACTACAGTTATTTGAAAAGGAATTAAACTATTATTATCTATGCTGTGTTGTCCTTTATTATAAGCTTTAATACCCGCTGCTGTTCTACTATTATATATTTCAGTGTATGTTCTTGATTTTGGTATATTATTTATTGCTAATGAAGCTGAAATTTCAGATGAGCTTCTGTTAGTAACTATAATTTTTCCATTACTAGTAGTAAAACTTTCTAATTCAGCATTTCTATAACCTTTTTTTCTTAATTTAAGAGAAATTGAATCATTTTCATTATAGATAATATTTGTATCATCAAATATTTCTATTTTAGGTAATTTAGAAGAAGTTCCATTAAGTTCATATGAACTTGTTGTTTTTAATAATTCGTTTGTTAATTCACTTAAAGACGATGGATCATATAAAGAATAATTTATTGAAGCTTCAAGAGGTAAATACCATTTTGTTTGATCTTCTTGATTAAATGTTTTTTTACCATCAAGTGATGAAGAATTATTTGTTAAAGTTTTTATAGAAACCCCAAAATTATCTGTAGAGAAATTTATTCTAGTATTTCCAACTCCTACATCAGAATCTGGTCCACCTTGATAAGTAATAAGAGAATCTTGTACATTTAAATTATAATTTAATATAGAAGAAAAATTAAATACTGGAGATTTTTGCTGTATTGAATCTTTTAAGGCTAATAATCTATTATTTTTTGGAATAAATTCATTTCCATCAAATTGATTTTGTTTGATTGCTTCTGTATAAGATATAATAGTTCCTGATGTGAGATTTAATCCTTGTTTAGGGTAATGAAATCCTAAAAATCCAGTACCGGCTTGAAGTAATGTTGATTCTGGGGTGTAAATTCCTTCGTTTAATCCTCCACCAGCATAGCCTGGTCCTTTAGAAGCTTCAGTTTTAGAGCCTACTCTTGAAAGTAAATTTTGTTTAGTTGTAAATAAAAGACCACTAGGGCTCTTTAAACTAAAAAAATATCTAGTTAATCTAACTACATCTTCAGCAGCACTTAATGGGGCTTTTATTCCTCCTCGTAAAATAAAATCATTAAATATTTGAGGATTTTCAGAATTTAAAGGAATTGAAGTTTCAATGAAGGGTTGACCACTATCACCCCCTCCTGGTCTGTCTTTACCAAATTTGAGTGATTTTAATTGGGTATCTCCATTTTGTAATTTTATTAAAAGACCCATTTAAATATTATTACTCAGGTAAATTATCTAAATATTTAGGAGGAGTAACTCCATTTAAATCTAATTGAGAAGGTAATGGTAATTGATTTGTAATTCCATCTAAATAATCATTAAATTGAGCAGCAACAACACTTGCTTGAGCACCATCTAATGAATATCCAGGAGCATTACCATCAGCATGTAATTTTGACTGTTGAGTAGCTAAAGGGTTAATAGATGGAGTAGCACCATCATAAGTACTTAATGAAGATCCTTCAGTTGTTAATTTATCTAATAGTCCCATAATTATTAATTTTATTATAAATATTATATATTATTGAATTCTCAATGTTGAAACATTTTTATCTTTTCTTATTTGTTCTTCTCTAAGATTATTACCACGTCTCATTTCTGCTAGTAATAAAGCATTAGTATCTGGTTGAGATGCATTTGAAGGAGAACTATTTACTGTTAGTTTTCCTTTACCAGCCATAGCTACATCATCACCTTTTTTAAATAAATCAGTACCAGCAACAATGTCATCTCCATTATTTAATTGAATTGCTCCTTCAGGTCCGAATAAAGTACGTTTTCCATATCCTGATGATCCATCTCCAGGGGAAAACATATCATTAGCTTTTACAGAAGAAAAAAATGTATATGCTGCTGCCCCTGCAGCTATTGCTATTGCTGCAGCTGCACCAAGAGTAACAACAGATGCCCCAGAAATCATAGCTACAGCTGTTGCTATTTGTTGGGCTAAAAATATTGCTCCTTTTGCGAGAAGACCTATAAACCCAGTATTTTCAGCGGCTATAACTCCTAATATTGAACTTTCAGCTACAAATCTAGCTCCAGCTTGTATAGTTAATAAAATATATTTTGCTACATTTCCTACTAAAGTTAAACTTTGTCTTATTAAAGTACCTAATACAGTTTGTTCTAAAGCTATTCTAAGAGATGTTAATGTATTACCAGTAATAGCTTGAGCTAAACTATAAGCTCTAGCAGCATTTTGAAGTCCTAATAATGCTAATAATCTTTGCCCTAAACCTACTCTAACACCTTCAGTAGTAACCATAGCTTGCTGTTGAGCAAGTAAAACACCATTTAAAGCTACTAATCCTTTATTAACAAGTTGAATTCCTTTAAATGCTCCATATATCATTAACAATGGTCTTAGTATTGGAGTCATATATGAAACTAATTGTCCTACTAATCCTACTATAGGGCCTACAATTTCAAATATACCTGCAAATACATCAAATATAGGCATTAATACATTAGCTACATTTATAAAAATTTCTTTAAGTTTTTCTACAGTTTGATTAAATCGTTCTTGAAGGTTTTGTTGTTCAAGCATTCTACCTAATTCTTCATCACCTAATTTTTTAGCTATTTCAGTTTCTGACATACCTTGAGCTTTAAGAGCGTTGTATGCTTCTTGGGCATTTTTAGCGTCTTTAACTCCTAATTTATTTAATACTTCTCGATCTATAATAGATTGAGCTAATTCATCTCTTGTTAATCCAGCTGCTTTAGCTATAGCTTCTTGTTGAATAACATTCATGTTATTCCATTCTGCTGAAGTGCCTACTTGTTTGGCTATTTCTGCTGATGCTCCTGCTATATCTCCATTTAAAGCTAATAATCTAGCTTTTTCAAAGTTTAAGTTTTTACCTAATAATAATTCGGCACTTAATTCATTTTCAATTGAAGATTCAAATTGAAGTAAACTATCTGATGTTTTTTGGGCTTGTTCAAGGCTTAATCCAAATTTTCTTACTAAAACTACAGATTGAGCTAATTTATCTACGCTACCACCTAATGACAATTTTAAAGAAGCGGATGCTTTAGCTACATCTCTTAATACTTGTTTTTCATTAACTGATGTTTTATATATAGCTGAAAAATATCGAGCAGATCCTAAAAGTTCTTCATTAGTTTGTTCAAAGTCTTTATTAGTTAAAGTAGCTAATTGTTGTATTCCGTATAATTCTTGATTAGTTAATCCTGCTTGTTCTCTAAGTTTAGTAAATAATACTAAATCTTTTTCATCTAATCTAACTCTAGCTCCTGTCGCATCAACTGCGGCTAATAAAGTTTCTTGTAACCCACGAGTATTAACTGCTACATCATAAGATACATTAGCTATATCAGTAAGTTCTTTTCTAACACCTAAAGCTTCACTGTAGGTGATATTCATTTTTTTAGCTAATTCACCAGCACCATCATCTACTGCTTTTAAAGCAGCTAATAAGAGTAACACTGAGCTTTGGAGTAAATTAGTAAACGTTAATGCTTCTTTTAAATTATTACCTATAATTTTAGTAAAAGCAGCCATAGGTTTAAATCCTTTATCACCTATACTTGCTGCTTCTTGAGCTAATCGTTGGGTTTGATCTACAGCATCTGCTATACCTAAACTTAGTCCTACATTACTTAAAACTTTATCTAAACCTTTAGCTAAATAAACAGCTGCTCCTAATTTTTTATTAGTTTCATCATGAGTCTTTTTTATTTTTTCAAAAGACTCTAACATTTCATAGCTTTTTCTTATATTTTCATCAAGTATTTCACGTTCGTTTGAGGTTAAGTTACCAATTTGTCTTTGAAGTTCAAGAAGTGCAATTTTTGCTTTAGCTTCGTCTTTTAATGAGTTAAGTTTTTTCTGGTCATACGAGGCTTCTCCTTTTCTAATACTTAAAAGGTGTGAAGCTATATTACTTAGTCTTCTAGTAGCTGCAGTAATTTGACGTAAGGCTTCTTTACTTTTAGTAAGTTCATTAACATTATCTTTTAATATACTTGAAATAGATGATAATGAAGAACTTACATCATCATACTGGCGTTTAATATCGTTTAATAAATCTAAATATTGTTGAGCTGATGTGTTTCCCCGATCATAAAGATTTAATATATCTCTACGTCTTTGCTGTTCATCCACGGCGAGTTTATTAATCTCTTCTTGGATTTTTCTTCTTAATTCATCTTTAGTAGGTTCAGCCATTTAAATTGGTTTATTATAAATATGGGTTATTTATATTTTGCTGTTCTTTTATACTGTTGAGAAGCTTGTAAAAATTCAGGAGTATTAATTTTACCATCAGAACTAACTAAAGTTTTACTTCCTTGTTTTGATTTATTTTCAATAGATGCTTTTTCTTCTTCGTAAAATTCTTGAATTTGTTTAAAAGTAAATTTACGAAGCCAAATTGGCATATTGTAAACAGTATGCCAATCATAACCACCTTTTCCGTGGAAAACTATTTGATGAATTTGAGAAAATAAAGCTGCTCTAAATTGAGGAACTAAATCATATGTCAGGCCAAAAAAAGTTAAGCCCAATTGGGATATTGACTCTATCGTTATCGCCGTCGGGAAAAAAAGTTAAATCAACATCTGGTTGAATTTCTTTAACATATTCTCTTAAAGCTCTTGAGTCTTGGGCTAAGAGATAATTATCGACAAATTCTCGAATGTCTTTTTTATCTCTTTCTCCATTTACTGAAGTAATAAGGTATTTCAGGCGAGTTGATAATTCGGGAGAATTATCTTTATTAATTTTTTTAAGTCCGTCTAACTCACGATTAATATCTTGTTCGTCTTTATGAGTTAAGAATTTAAATGTAATTGTATTACTTGATTTAGGAAGAGTAAAAGTAAATTCATTTACACGATCTTTAAATAATTCTTCTTTAAGCGGTTTATTTTCAATTTTAGATAAATCAACAGTTTGAGGCTCACCTAAGTATTCAAAATTATATTCTGAACCGTATCCTAAAATACGAGAAGCTACCATTATAGCGTTTTTATCACCAATCAATAAATCATCATAATTAATTTTAGATACAATTAATGATTTTAGTAATTTATCTAAAACAGTACCATTTTTAATATATGCTTGATTAGTTAAAATATCTTCTTCTTTAGCTGTCATATATTTAATTTCAACAACACCTTTTGCTAATTCAGAATCTTTAGGATATAATAAACCTTTAGAGGGTAATTCAACTGTTTCAGTTGGTAATTTAAATTTTTCTTCCATAATTTTTATTTGTTATAACTTAATTGTCTTATATACATATATTAAAGAGTAGTAATATTATCAGGATTTACATTATATGATAAAATTCCTTTTACTTTTAATATCTCTTTACGTATTTCTTCCATTTTTGAACGATCAAAACCACCTTTTGAAATCCAAGGATGACCATCTACTTTAATTGTTAAAATAGTTTGAAATTTTTCTGTGTTTTGTTCACTATAATCAAGAGGTTCTTTAGCTGATGCTATAGTAACGCCTGGAAGTGAACGAATATCTGAAAATATTTCTTTTTGGGGGCGTAATTTAATATTAGTAATAAGCATACCAACCATTTTAAATTTATCTTGGTATTCTTCATTAAGAGTTTTAGTTAACTCTTCTTTTATTAAGTTACGTAATTGATCTAATTTCATCTATTATAAATATTATATTATTTAATAAGATTAACATGGCCGTTAATCAAATGAAATTTATTATTAGTTTTAAGGTTAATTTCATATAAATACATTCCTGTTGAACACATTCCATTATTATAAGTTCCATCCCAATAACTATTATAATCATATGATTGGTAAATTATTTCACCCCAACGATTATAAATTGTAAAATTAAAATATTCAATTTCAATATTATTAAATATAGGTTTAAAAACATTATTAATTTCATCACCATCAGGAGTAAATGAATTTGGGATATAACATATAGAACCTATAATCGGTTGTTCAATATTATTATTTGATATGCTAATTTCAGGGTAAGTAATTTCATTAATTACATTAGGTGTAATATATGGAGTTAAAACATCATCATTTTCAAATTCATAATTAATATTAATATTAATAGTATCAGGTTTAAAACATAATAAATTTTCCCAATTTAAAAAACATGATGGGTATTCTAAATGACACGTATAACTTGTTCCTTGAGGTTGAGGTGTTACTGTGATTGAATTTCCTATTCCTATTGGGCTTGGATTTCCAATTTCATACCAAACTAAATCTGGCGTTATTTCATTTCCTGATGGTGTCCATCTATGGGAACTATTGTTAGTAACATATATAGCATGATCTCTTCCAGGTACAGTTACTCCTTTAGTTCCATCTTGATTATGAATTCCTTCTGTTGTATATTCTACCCAGGAACAATTAGGTTTATGTTTAATATGAGTTTCAATTATATTTGTAGTTTCATATAAAATTACATGAAAAGTACCATTATACATTGTACACCAATCCATAGCTATATTTACCCAACTTATAACTAATCTTCTAAAAGGAGCAGTACCTTGAAGTTCATATTTCATTTGTCCTCCAAAATTAAGATTCCAATCTGTCCAAGCGGGGAATATACAATTTTTAATAGTGTAAGGACTAGTTGATGGGAGAGAATATTGTGGAAAACAATATTGAACATCATATAAAGAAAATGATACTATACCATTAACTCCAGCGTAAAATTTATCATATGTTTGACCATAAAAACAAAAATTAAATCCTATATCGTATGGACCAAAACAAGCACCATGTCCTGAAGTTGAAATGATAGTTCCATTATTTGTTTGTTCGATATAAGGAATTTCTGTTAATTCATAATCTGTTGTTTCATACGGATTATTAATATCACATTGATCTAAATCAGCTGTTAATGTGATAAATTCTTGTTTATTAGATATTATTTGATCAGGACCTATATAAGGAAAATATTGATTATACCCTATATTACTTAATAATACAAATAGAATAAGTTTTAAATTTTTCATAACCTTTATTTTTTTAATATATTAAACATACTAAAGAAAAATAAAAGCTCCAAATTTCTTTGAAGCCTTTATCTGATTTATTATTAACCTAATATTAATAGTTCAAAATACAGTAGTCAGGTTGAACAGTAACTGTAATATTTACTGGGGTTCCATCATCATCCCAGTTATAATCACCCCAGTTAACTTCAGTAATAATAGCTCCTTTAATAACCCACTCAGAAACGATATCACCTACAGGTCCTAAAACATTAAAAGTAATATCTTTTTTATAAAAATCTGAGTAACCATCACGGCCTGTTACTGATTCATGCCCTAAACGTACCCATTCTATTACAGCTTGAGCTGATGAAGGTGTAATAGCGTCATATAAAGTAAACTGAATGGTATTCCAAATAGTTTTTCCTTTTACATAACGTTGAACGTTGATATGATTAAGAGCTACTGCATTTTGAGTTAATGAAACGGCTCCTACACCTTTTACTAAATAAGCAGGAACACCTTCCATATACAAAATAAAACGGTTTGTTTGTTTTGGTTCAAACGCTGTATAAAAGATTTCGTTTGGATTTAAAATTGCCATTTGTTTTTTATTTTAATTTTATTATAAATATTAAATTTTTATTTTTTTATCCTGGAAATTCAGCTCCTGTTGGTAATAAGATGAAATCCAAAGAAATAAATTCAGCTGTACGAGTTGGTTGAATATAAATCTGTCCTACTAGTTGATTTTGATCAATTACTGCTGGTCCATTATTTGAATCATCCATAACAACTTTATAAGCATATAAACCTTGTTTTTGTTGGATTCCTTCTAAATATGGAGTAACTCTAGCTAAAAATGAAGTTCTAGTTTGAATTGTATTTTGTTCAAATACAACTGTGGTTGCAATTTGACGAATATAATTTTTCAATTCAATCATTAAACGACGTACATTCACACGATCAAGAGCTGATTGGGATTTTTGTAATGTTTTTTGTCCAAATACTACTACACCTTGTTTAGGTAATGTTGCAATTGGGTTAACATTATTAGCATATAATAAATCTCTATTTCCTTGAGATAATTTTTGTTCAGCTTGTAATACTGTAGTTAATCCACCGCGATTAATACCAGCTGGAGCAAACCAAGGGGCAGACACTTTATCATTAAACGCATATACACCTGGTATTACTGTTGAAGCTGGAGCCCAAACATGTTTTCCAGTTGCTGGGTCAATAAGGCGAACCCAAGGCCAATAAGTAGCAGCATATGAAGTATCACGGGTTTGAGCTTGTGCTATAGTTTGAGCTACATCATCTCCGTATGATGATAAATCTAATACAAACATACTATCACCTCTATTTTGAGTATTTAATATAATGTTTGCAATTTGAGAAGCATGCCCTGTGATATCATTTAATAATCCTGGGGTGAATAGTAAATTAAACTGATATGCTTCAGGATTACCTAAAAGATTAATCATTTCATTATAATCAGTTCCAACTAATCCTTGAGTATTAGAAGAAATATTTTCATATAAATTTATTGATCCACTTACTGTTCCAACAGCACCACCAAAAGCACCATCTAATGGACCACTTCCTGTAGTTGGAAGAGAACCAGTATATAATAAGCTGGTTATATTTCCATTAGAATCTAAATAATTAGGAGTATTATAATTAACTTGTTTTACTCTAACATATTTTGAATTATTTGGATAACTTCCAGAAACTGACATTTGAACATTATTCGGATCGTAATTTAATGTTTGATCACCAATTACTCTAGATATGTAACGAGATGAGTTAGGATCTAAATTTACATTATTCCAAGATTCAAGTACAACTTTATTATTTTGATTATCATCACCACGTCTAATTAATACATTAAAAGTACCAGATCCTGTATTTGTATTGGTAACTTCCCATCGTACATTATATTTACTTCCTGAAAGTAAAGAGCCAGAAATTCCTGAACCGGAGTTATTCATTAAAATCCCTTCAGAGATAGTTTCAAGTACAAATGGTGAAAGACCAGTTGTTGGGCCTACTGAGCATGTTGGCATGTAACTGCTAGTAGCAGATGAATATGAACCACTTACTACACGGGCTACTAATAATGAAGTACCACCATAATTAAAATAATTATAAGCAGCTATTGACGTTAAATATGAATAAGCATTACCACCACTAATAAAAGAATCTCCAAACATTGTTTGAAAATCTGAATAAGAAGTTACTAAAGTTGGTTTTTTAACGGGTCCTTTTACTGTAGGGCCTATAATAGCAGCACCTGCTTGAACTGGTTGTCCTGTTAAAAAAGTATTATCTATTTCACTGATTGCTACTCCAGGAGAAACTGTAAATTTTGCCATTTTATTTTTTTATTATAAATATTAATTTTCTTTTTAAAATGTATTACTAAGCAGGGAAAGTTGCACCTGTAGGTAATACATTAAAGTCTAATATAATGAACTCAGCAGTTTTAGTAGGTTGTAAATAAATTTGTCCAATTAATTGGTTTTGATCTACTACTGAAGGTGGATTATTTGATTCATCCATTACTACTCTAAATGCTGTTAAACCTTGTTGTTGTTGAACAGAAGCTAAATATGGATTAATAATAGCTAAAAAATTATTTCGAGTAGTAACATTATTTTGTTCAAATACAAAAGTATCAGCTATTTGAGAAATATATCCTTTTAATTCTATTAATAATCGTCTTACATTTACACGATCTAAAGCACTTGCTTTTTTCTGTAGTGTTTTTTGCCCAAATACTACAATTCCTGTATTAGGAAAAGTAGCTATAGAATTTATATTATTTTGGTAAAGTAAATCTCTATTTCCTTGAGTTAACACTCTTTCAGCTTGAATAACATTTGTTATAACTCCTCGATTAACACCAGCAGGAGCAAACCAAGGAAATGATACACTATCATTAAAAGCATAAACCCCAGGAATCATAGTTGAAGCTGGTGTCCATACTTGGTTTCCTGAATTAGGATCTATTGTTTTTAGCCATGGCCAATATGCTGCGGCATATGATGTGTTAGAAAAATTAGCAGCGTTAGTAGTTACAGGTAAAATATTTGAATTATATCCTACAAGATCTATTATAGCCATAGCATCTCCTCTATTTTGTACCATATCAACTAATTGTTGTACTACAGGGTAATGAGATGCAAAATTAGTAGGATCTCCTATTAATCCAGGGGCTGTAATGAAATTATAATCATAAGCATCTTGGTTTGCTAATAATGAGATAGATTCAACATAAGCAGCTGCTGTTAAACCTTGAATATTTGCATTAGAAATATTTTCATAATAATTTCCAGCTACACCAGTTGGAATATTTTTACCTTTACCATCTCCAAAAACTCCTAAAGATGATGTTGGAATAGAACCAGTATATTCAGGTTTTGGATTTCCGTTATTATCAAAATAATTAGGAGTAGTATAATTAACTTGTTTTACTCTAACATATCGAGATAAGTTAGTATAATTTCCATTTAATTGTATATAATATTCATTAGTTGTTGAATCAAAAGCTATAGTTTCTATTTGATTTCCTATTGCTTTTTCAATATAATTTGGAGCAAAAGGATCTAAAGATAAATTAGTCCAAGTTTCTAAAATAGATGGAGAAGTAGTATTATCATTACCTTGTCTAATAATTAAAGTAAATGTTCCTGCATTTATGTCTTGAGAAGTAATTTGCCATCTAAGATTATTAGCTGATCCACTTAATAATGTTCCGTTTGATCCAGTAGGTCCAACACTATTCATTATTTCTCCTTCAGATAATGTTTCAAGAATAAATGATTCAGTATTAGTTCCACCTGAAAAATATACTGTAGTACTTCCTGAGATATAATAATAAGAATTTCCAGCTAGCCCATTAGGATTAGTTGAAGTTAAAACTAAATTAGGGGAAGCAGCACTTGAACTTATAAATTGCAAATATGAATTATATGGTGATACAGAACTACTAACTACTAATACTGCAGAAGAAGAAACAACATAACTTGCAACTGTTGAAGAAGCGAATGATGATGTATTTAAATAAATTGTATTAGTAGTGTTAGCTGTGTTAGATCCTGTAAAATATAAAGTAATTCCATTTATATTTAATGAACTTGAACCAACAGCAGCAACACTAGCAGAAATATAATTTAAATTTATAGAAACTGAAGCTGATGTAGCAGCATTAGAAGTTGGTATAAGTGAAGAAGTAGCAGGAGTCCAGTCAGTAGTTGTACTACCACTTACAACTCGAGTTACTAATAATGAAGTTCCACCTCTATTAAAATAATTATAAGCTGAAATTGAAGTTAAATAAGAATAAGTTTGGCTTCCACTTAAAAAAGTAGAACCAAATCTATTTAAATAATCACTATAAGTAGTAACTAATGTAGGGATTCCTACTTTACCTTTAACAGTTGGGCCTATGATAGCAGCACCTGCTTGAACAGGTTGTTCAGTGATAAATGATTGATCGTTTTCTATTGCTAATACACCAGGTGATACAATTGTTTCTGCCATTGTAATAAATTATTTTGTTATAAATATGGTGTATTTTAAACTAAATTAATTTAGTTTGTAATTTCACCAGTATTTGGATTAAGATTAACTTTACCATATTTTTCAAAAACTGATTGAGTGAATTCTTGTTCAACAATAGAAAGATCATTTAAAAACTTTTTAGTTTCATTATGTCTATTTTCTAATTGTAATTTAATTAACTCAATTTCTCCTAATTCATTAATTAATAATTTAGTTTGGGATTGAATTTTTTGTAAAGTTTGTAATTCTTCTTCTGTTAAAAACTTTTTTTCTGTAACTATTGACATGTTTTATAATTTTAAACTATTGGATTTGGTTCAGTATACCATCCACTTCCATGAAAAACAAACATTCTTCTAGCATATAAACTAGTTGGAAAAGCATACCCAGCAGATCCATTAACAGTATGTGCTGATGAGCCAGATACTCTACAAGCTATTGTTCCTGAAATTCGTTGTAAATAAATAATAGAGCCGGTTAATGGATTAGCTGGTAATATGATTTCATTTTTATTACCTACTCCTACAATTCCAGCTGTAAATGTAACATTGTAATCTGAAGAGTATGTTTGGATTCCTGAAGATGCTCCTGCTACTTGAACACTTCCTAAATTTCTAAATTGAGGTACAAATGATCCTGATAAATTTAAACTAGAAGATATTTGAAAAGTAGATCCTGATGTGTAAAGAATATTTCTACGGTTTGTATTAGAAGTACCATTTCCTATAATAAATGCTCCTTTATTAGCAGAAGAAATATTAAACATTCCAGAAACATGTTGGTAATTTCCTGAAGCAGATGTAAAATATCCTTCAGCATGAGATCCTATTCCTTCAGCTAAAGTTGAATCCCCTTCAGCATGAGAAAATGATCCTGAAGATATTGTTTGATATCCTTCAGCATGTGAACCTACTCCAGATGCTACAGTATTATCTCCTTCAGAATGAGCATAATCACTAGAAGCTAAAGTTTGATATCCTTCAGAATGGGCGTAATCACCAGAGGTTAAAGTTTCAAAACCTTCAGCATGTGATGCTGCACCTTGAGTAGTTGTCCTTTCACCTTCAGCATGTGAATGAATACCATTAGTAGTGGTCACAACGCCTTCAGCATGTGAATAATTTCCTTTAGCTGCTACAGAATTTCCTTGTTGTAAACTTTGAGAAAGATAAATAAATTGAAAAGATACATTTGCTCCAAATGTACTACCACTGTTATATTGAATATATTGATTAGATGGGGCTGGTTGGTTAATAATATTAGTTACTGTACTATTAGTGTAGCTATTACTTACACTACTTGTAATATAGTTATTAGTTACAGTAGTAGCTATAATAGAACTTATAGCTGTACTTCCGCTAAAATTATTAGTTACATTACTACTAGAAAAACTATTACTAATACTACTTGTATAGTAATTAGAAATACTATTTGTAATGTTAGTTGTACTATTAAAAGAATTTGATGAAGTTGAAAATAATTGCCCAGTAATAGGGTCAATAGTTACTACATCAGCATTAGAATAAGTAATTAAAGAATTTATATAAATTGATCCTGTTACAACTAACGATCCTGTTAGGTAAGCTGATCCTGTTGTGGTTAATGAACCAGAAATAATAATATCATAATTATCAACACCTGTAAAAGCATCTACAGATTGTGATACATGCCACGGTCTAATAGTAGATAAAGAAACTATTCCGGTTTTACTTAATTTATTTGCCATTTAATTTATATTAATGCAGTACGTCTCCAATTTCCTCCAAAATAAACATATAAATAAAAATTACCACCATCTCTAGCAGGTATTATTTCTCCTTCTACTCCTACCCAAGTTGGTGCAGATGATTGAGTTTGAACTACTATTGAACCAGTAAATGGGTTTTGGGATAATACTCTAAATGCTGTTGATCTTTGAGTAGCAAGAATATTTCCATTTCCTACAGCGAATAATGAAGTTGTATCTCCTTTAGTATTAGATATACCTACTACTGTTTGATATGAAGCAGATGCAATAGTACTTTTACCTTCTGTATGAGAATAATCTCCTAATGCCTCTGTAAAGGCTCCTTCAGCATGAGAACCTATGCCTAAAGCTGAAGTAACACTTCCTTCAGCGTGTGAATAATTTCCTGAGGCTATAGTAGTATTTCCTTCGGCGTGAGAGGCTTGTCCTGAGGTTGTTGTGCCTATTCCTTCTGCATGAGAATATAATCCCGAAAGTCCACTACCTGCTGTAGTTCCAAATCCTTCAGCATGTGAGTAATTAGAAGCTGTAGTAGCATATCCTTCAGCATGGCCTCCTACTCCCTTAACTCTAGTTAAATATCCTTCAGCATGCCCATAACCACCACCTGTTTCTACTATTGTAAAATAACCTTCAGCATGTGAATAATCTCCAGCTGATTCAGATGATTCTCCTTCAGCATGTGAATAAATACCAGAAGAAATAGAACCAAATCCTTCAGCGTGTGAATAATCTCCTTGAGATTCAGCACCTCTTCCTTCAGCATGAGAATAATCTCCTGAAGAATCAGTTAATCTTCCTTCAGCATGTGAATAAATACCAGTTGAAGTATTTTGACTTCCTTCAGCATGTGAATAATCTCCTAAAGAATTATTTGATCTTCCTTCAGCATGTGAATAATCTCCTGAAGAATCATTTGATCTTCCTTCAGCATGTGAATAATCTCCAGTTGCTGTTGTACTAGAACCTTCAGCATGTGACCAATCTCCTCTAGCAACAGTATTAAAACCTTCAGCATGTGAGTATGAACCAGAAGCTATAGTTTCATTACCTTCAGCATGAGATGCAAGTCCGAGTGCTATTGTAAGAGATCCTTCAGAGTGAGCACTACTTCCTAAAGCTTGTGTACTTACTCCTTCAGCATGTGAATTACTACCGGAAGCTATTGTTGATGATCCTTCAGCATGTGAATATTGTCCTCGAGCTAATGTATTGTTTCCTTGTTGTAAACTTCGAGAAGGATAAACATGAACAAATGAATTATTTCCTCCTAATGAATTACTTCCTGTTTGATATTGAACTTCATATTGGTTACCAGTAGGAAAACCAGCAGAACTAGAAATTCGAAATTGAGATCCTACTTGGTTAATTGTAACATTAGGTCCTGCTACTAAATTAACATAAGAAGCTGTTAAAGCATGAGATGCTGATAATACAGTTAAAGGTAAAGAAAGTGAAGATGTATAATATAATCGGCCTGTTGTAGGGTCAATAGTTACTATATTTGGTTGATAAGTTGTAGATAAACCTGAAAGAAATACAGATCCAGTCATATGAAATGATCCTGAAAGAAATATATTATATGCTTCAATGCCTGTAAAAGCATCTATTGATTGAGTAACATGATATGCTTCAACTGTATTACCTGTAGTAATGCCAATTTTATTTAAAATAAGAGCCATTAGTTATATTTTTATTATACATATTCATGAAATGAAATATATTACAATTATCCAAGCATTTCAGTTTTAGATATATCAATAATTTTTTGTTATCTAAAACAATTTGCAAAATATGTCCAACTTGGTCCACTTCTTGCATCTGCCCATTGATATATATTACCATCTTCATTTGCATAAAATCCAAAAGCTGCATAGTATTCTATATTACCACAATAACCAGATTGATATAGAAGATTGTTTGTTGAATCAAAATCATAAGGTTCTTTATATGCAACACATGACGCTCCTGGGGCTTCACTATATGCTAATAATATGTCGGTACACGTTGGTCCAACACCGGGCCAATCAGGGATAGATGTTGTAGGTATTCCTACTATAGATTGGATAGAACTAGCTTCAACTCCGTTAATGTTAGTTATATTTTCTACTGGTATTCCGTTAATATTTGCCATTTATAATTCAATCCACTCATGGGATGGTCTAAATTTCATGATCCATTCATCGTTACCGCCGCCACTATTCCAGTAACAGTGTCCTAATAACCTTACATATCCAGATACTGGTTTTGCTGTATCCATAGCCGTTCCTGCACCCTGCTTAATGTATACTGGAAGTCCGTATCCGGCATTAGCAACTGCAGGGTATCCAGTTGCAGTAGTAACAACTATGTCGCCTTCTATTACAACAGACCCGGTTTGTGAAAATGTGTTCTTAGCTATTCCTAACATTTTGGTTGAAGTATTTGTAGTTTGATCTACCTGATACCACTGCCCATCTGTATTTAGATAAACCAAATCGTTGTCTGTAACTGCAATATTAAAATACGAATCTCCTAAAATTTGTCCGCCGTAACTATTGTATCCAAACAAGTTACCTCTATTTTTTTCGGTGATATATTGTTGATTGTAAAGAAATGTCTCGTATGTTCCAGACCGTCCATTCCAACTCAATGCGTCGCCTCCGTCACTTGTGTATAGTGTTCTGTTTCCAAAATCTATACTAGCACTAGCACCTTGGTATGGTGTTCCATAGAGTAATCTTTGACCAGCAATATCGTCTACCTTAATAGCATCATATGGGCCAATATTAGGAATAAATGGAGGAAATCCTGGAATTAAATCTCCTCGAACAATAAATGAGCCAGAAATTTGAGCAGGTCCCATGTTTCTAAATGAGCCTGTAACATCTAATGAACCTGTTACTGTTGAGTTATTTTTAGCAATGAGACCATTGCGAGCTATGAATTCGTTTGCCATGTTTATTTAGTTTTCCCTTTCCAACTGAATATGATTATAAATATGTTGTTATCATTTTTACCGTCCAACCCGATGACGCTGCTATAGCATTTATTTGAATCTGTCCTGTTACTATTAGTGATTGGAAAGTTATATCCGTTGTATTGCCTATATCTTTGGTTGAATTATCGTAATATTCTGTCGATGTTCCGTTCCATACTGTTACAAATTCGCCTGCTCTTGCACTTGTTCCTTTGTATAAAGTATATTTTCCATGAGCAGAAGTATATGATCCGGTTGCTTGTTGGAATAAATTATTTGATCCTACAATTGTTGAGTTTATAGTAGCAAAGTCAGTTAATGTTCCATCTATTACTAAAGTATTTGTTACAACAAAATTAGATCCAC